CGTTATACGCCCATGTTCAAAGCGACCCTGTAGGGCCCACATGATCCTGTCAGTCTTCTTCTGGTTACCATGCGTTAGTTCCTCTACTCTAAAGTAGAAGTTCTGACGTTTCATCATATCCATGATTGGTGACATAACAGCTTGCTTAGAGATTCCTTTCTCTATACCTACGGATAGTGGCTTATAGTCACGTACCGCTTGAAAGATTTTAGTTGCAGTTTCGTCTAGAGTCCATCGACCATAGATGACATCCTCAATGAACCATCCTTCTTCGTTGACATATACAATTGATATAGCAGAGTTGTCTAAGCGTGAGGTGTTGCCTTTCTTCTTGCTCACATCTTGGAAACCAGCTAAGTCAATAGCTATATAGTAGTCACCTTCACCAGTAGGCTTGGAGCCAAAGTGTAGCCATTCCTCTTTAAACATCTCAGAGCCTTGATTCTTAAAGGAAGCCATAAACTCTTGCTGGAAAGCATGAGAGCTCATAGACTTCTTTGCCATGTCTAGCTCGTCTGGATCTAATGTTTCATTGTCGTAACTAGTGAAGTGATAGGAAGTGAAGGTAGGATCATCCTCAGTGAGCTCAGCATACTTGTAGAGGTCATAGAAGTGATTACGTCCCTTGGGCGTACCAATGAAGAGACAGCCACCTTTTTGGTCAGCTAGTGCTGGTCGTAGGATCTCCTCAAACACCTCAGGTTTCATATCGGCATATTCGTCAAGTACTAAGTAGTACAAGGAGACACCACGCATAGTGTCAGGTCTGTCTGCGCCCTTAAGGCTTATTGTGGTACCATTGATCAATGTGATCTGCATGTTGTTAATGTGGGCTGACTTGATGACAGGGCCACCTAGCTCTACGAGAAGCTTCCACATGATGTCTCTAGCCTGCCCTTGTGTGGGGGCGACATAGAAGATGTGTGAGTTGGGTAGTGATGTTTCTAAACCTTTAACGATGAGCTTCCAAGCCGCTAAGCGACTCTTACCGCAACGGCGCCCTGCAGCACATACAATGAAGCGTGTAGGATCGACCCACACTTTCTTCTGCCATTCAAGGAGTTCGATAGTGAGATCACTCATACTACTGTGTACTCCGCATCATCAATGTCTTGGGACTCTTCAGAGCCTGACACAGCCGTAGTGCCTACACCAGTGATATTGATCTGTATGGAGTTCTTACCGCCTCCCTTAATGATCTCTTTCTCAAATGCTGCTACAGGAGCCACACGATCCATGACTAGTTTCCATGCACTAGCTTGGTTCTTATGATCATCGTTCAGTGCTGCATTGAAGATAGCATCAAGCACTTTGGCTGACTTGGGACTAGCTAGCATTCGTGCCTTATACTCATTGATGATTGTAGCATCACCTTTAGGACGACCAATAATACCTTTAGGCTTCTTTAGTGATGCTTTAGTAGGACGACCAACCCTTTTAGGAGCTTTAGTGTCCTTAGTGTCTTTAGTTGCTGACAAATCAATTACCTCTGTTGAGATTGCTTTGGACTCTTATGTATACTTAAGTGTCTTTAGAGTCGTTTAGGATATTCTTTAATAATTCATAAAGTAATAACTAAATGATCTCTTTAAGCTGCTTAAGTACTTAGGTATATTATAACATATTTAGAGTCATTTGTCAACACTTATCTTAAGATTCGTTAGATTACTTAGGTATACATAAGAACACCTTAAAGCTAAATGAGAATCATTCGTATTCCCAGGACTACCAAGGGTTTACCTCGGTATTCTACTGTATTCTTTAGTTGACTTTCTACTCTTTTGTAGTGTCAGAAAACATAAAGCAAAATCACTCTCTTTTGTGTGCTGGAGGGTACCACTATAATTCCGCAGCAATCCCACGGCCCCGTGCCCATCTGATTCTCTAGCATACAACAGCGCCTTGTGTCAACCTTGTGCTGCCTCCAGTCTACTTGTGACTACATGGGTGCCTATAGTCATGCGCTTGACAACCTAGGTATACCATGGTAGCCATGAGTCAGGGGTTGACAGAAGTAGACAAGTGTGTGCCGAGGTGGGTGCCTATAGCACACAAGTGAACACAAGTAAACTATTGTGACTAATGAACTTAAGATAGTCACACGCTTGACAATAGACACACAAGCATGTATATGAAGCACCTATCTATTATGCGCGCACACGCGAGTAACACACAAGTCCACACTTGTCAACTATTGTTTATATTGTGACTGTGTAGTCATGTCTATACATTATATAGTAGTGTGCTATTATTACTACATCGGCACAGGGGCACAGGCACCTAGGCTAAATGAGAATCATTATCAACTGGAGAGTAACATGTTAGAACAAGATAACAACCGCACATATGCAAAGACCTATAGCGATAGCAGCCACGTATGGTTAGACAGTGCATACGACTATGCCCTTGCTATGTTTCGTGCCGACTGTTCATTTGAGCAGCTATTGATTGAACGTCCTCACATGGCCAAATCTGAATGGGGCACCGATGTAGCACTTGAGCTGGACTACATATCTAAATCAATGAGAGGCCCAGCATGAAAACAATAGGATACACAATAGTAGCACTAGGCATGTTAGCAAGCATGCTTCATCTAGCACAAGTAACTGGAGTATTAGCATTATGAACACATATACACGAATCTTAACTAAGCCAGCGGTTCAGCAACTGCTTAAGATGTTACGCACCGATGAAGATCTAGAGGTAACTAAACGTAATGGAGGCTATGAGGTGGTCGATATCATGCGCGATGATGCGTTTGTATTCCGAGCTATGAATGGTAACCGTAACTATCTATGTCGCATTAATGCAGACTATCTACCACAAGCGGCATAATAGCTATTGACTTACCATAGAGCCTTGGATATACTAGGGCTCTAGAGTAAACCAATACACACAAGCATACTGGAGCATAAAGCAAATGATCAAATTATCTAAAGCAAGTAAAATGCCTTGTCGCTCATGGAGCCTAGAGGCGCTAGTAACGTGCCCAGCGAGCCTCAAGGCCGATGGTAGCTTAGTAGATGCCTGCAAAGGATGCTATGCTACGACAGGCAACTATCGTTTCCCTAACGTTAAAGCGCCTAGGGCTCACAATAAAGACGACTGGAAACGTGAGCAATGGGTAGCCGATATGGTAGCAGAGCTAGACAATGATAGATACTTTCGTTGGTTCGATAGTGGCGACATGTACGACCTACGACTAGCACGTAAGATGCTGGACGTAATGCGCCTAACGCCTCATTGCAATCATTGGCTGCCTACACGTATGCACAAGTTTGCTAAGTTTGCACGCATCCTAAGCACAATGGCTGCATTGGATAATGTAACTGTACGCTTATCTAGCGACTCAGTGTTAGGTGGCGTATTAGAAACTAAGCTACCCACAAGCACTATCATACCAACTATTGACGATGCCACAAGCACAATGGTAGTATGTCAAGCCTACGAGCGCGAGGGTAAATGTAAATCATGCCGCGCGTGTTGGGATTCAGAAGTTAAAACTATAGCTTATGTCGCTCATGGCGTATCAATGGCTAAAGTAATTCGATTAATAGATGTAAGCGAGGCAGCATAATGAGCACTAAACAACTGTATACACAAGAGCAAAAAGACCTATTTAACGTGCTATTAGATCTAAACTATAGCGAGCCATATATAACAATGGCGGATATAGAGCAAGCAACTGGAGCTTCTAAGCGAGAATTAGCGCTTGTGCTTGGCGATTTAATAAGCAAGGGTAAGGTATTAGCAGGTAATGAGGAGGCTCTAGGCACTATGCTACACACTTTCACGCCTATTGTCTACCGAGGTCAAGCCTATGGCTACCCTCTAGACTATTACACCTATGAGGAATGGAGCCTCTTTGCCTTATGATAGCTTACGTGTACGATGCTGCCTATATCCTATTCTTGTTAGCAGGCTATACGGCAGTAGTAATGAGCCTAGTTGCCTTAGTAGGTGCTAGTATAGCAGTAGTACTACGAATATTAACTAAATAAGAGGTTGACATATGTTTGAATGTCTTGATATAATTATAGACCTAGTGATTATATTTCTAGGAATAACTAAATAACTAAAATGAGGGCTTGACTATGCGTTGTAGAGCATGTAATATTATACTAGGCGACTATGAGCTTAGCCGTAAAGACAGTGAAACAGGAGAATTTCTAGATTTATGTAATAAGTGCTTGACAAGTGCTAGAGAAGGAGAATATAATTACTCCATAGATGCAGCAGATCTAGATATTAATGAAACTAAAGGTGATAGCCCGTGGCTACGTGAGTAGCTTAAGGCAGAGGAGAGAGTAAAATGGCTGATTCAACAATACGAATGGATTTACAAGTAGGTACATATGTAGATGTAGAGCTAGAAATAGAGGTGAACTGGAGCCTCAACACTATTGGCGAGGTAGACATTAATGACTTTTACGCCTATCATGTAGAGGTAGATGCTAACGACCATAGAGCACACGAGCGAGTGCCTTACTGGATGCACAAGATCATAAAGGTAGAGTTAGAAGAGTATCACGAAGATATTATAAATAAGATGGATTAACCCTTGACACGTTTCTAGGGTAATGTTATAATATACCTAAGACAGCAAAAGAATTTACTTTGATAATAATTAAAGTATATAGTAAAGTGTCTAATGACACTTAAGTAGTACAAAGACCTATTTAGGTCATAATAGATAATCTTAAAGGATGTACAATATGTCAGTATTAACAGGTTCAGTAGCATTTGCAAATCTAGACGAGCATGAGATGTATCAGGGACAGTCAACAGGTAAGTACTCAATCGTGCTTACGCTTGATGAAGCTAATGCAGCTCTATTAACCGATGCAGGCGTTAAGCTGCGTGACTATGAGGGTAATAGTCAGCGTAAGTTTGCTAGTAAGTTTCATATCGATGTAGTTGACATTGATGGTGAACCATGTAAGGAACGTATCACACGAGGCTCACTAGTGCGTATTCAGTATACACTAGGCCAAGAGCATCCAGTGCATGGCATTACGCCATATTTGGATAAAATTCGTGTCTTAGAACTATCTAATGCAAGTGATGAAGACTTCTAACCAAGCCGTCTAAGGACACTTAAGTCAACCCCTAGCCCTACTATTCCCCAGAGGCTAGGGGCCCTTACACGAGCTTACAGGAGCTTACAGAGCATGTATCCAACAGATAGAGAAGAGAGTACCTTTGTAAAGCATGGGCCTTGTGCCAAATGTGGGTCACGGGACGCTGTAGCAATCTATAGTGATAATCATTCGGTATGCTTCAGTTGTCAAGCATACACCCATGGTGACGGGTCTATAGTAGCACCTAACCAGACAAGAGCAAGGCCATTAGAAATGACAGGCACAATAACAGCAATACAAGACAGGCGCATTAGTGCTGATGTAGCTAAACGCTATGGAGTAACAGTAGAGCATAATGCAGATGGTAGCATAAGTAAGCATCACTACCCATATCATAACCAAGAGGGTTCTAAAGTAGTAGGCACTAAGGTGCGAGGAGTAGCAGATAAACAGTTCTACTCTACTGGAGACCTAACACAAGCAGGTCTATTTGGTCAACAATCATTCGCTGCAGGAGGGAAATACATAACGATTACCGAAGGTGAGCTGGATGCAATGGCAGTCAATGAAATGTTTGATGGTAAATGGCCTGCAGTGAGCATAAGGTCAGGAGCCGCTAGTGCAGTGAAGGACATAAAAGCCAGCCTAGAGTACCTAGAGACATTTGATAATGTGGTTATATGTTTTGATACAGATGAAGCAGGCACTAAAGCAGCAGCTGAGGTGCTACCACTCTTTAGCCCACGTAAAGCTAAGGTATGTACGCTGCCACTCAAAGACGCAGGAGACATGCTCAAGGCTAACAAGGTACGAGAGTTCACACGATGCTGGTGGGACGCTAAGGCATTCAAACCAGAGGGAGTAGTAAGCCTAGGTGATACCGAGGTGTGGGATAAGTTCCTAAAACGTGGTACTGAGGAA